TACTCTAACTTGGGTAATTCTTTTTTCTTCTCTAGTACCTTCCATTTGAGTTACAACTTCCTCGTAAGAAGATATTACGGTTCCAGTTGTTACGTTAGTTCCTCTTAGTATCATACCAGCCGTAAGTCCGTCTATATTATTAATTGGCCATCTAAAATTAGTTGACCCACTAACATCCTCTCCTTTTATAGCAATAGGAGAAGATCCAATAGTTCTTTGAACAAATATTGCTACATCGTCAATAGTTGGAGCTCTATCTATTTTAAGTGAATGTGTAGAACCAGCTGTAACTGGAATTGAAAATGGAATTTTACCTGTATTTTTACCTACTTGAGCAGTTAAAGCTTGAGTTGTTGCGGTTGTACCTGAAAAAAGCGTTGCGGCGCTAGCTGTAGTAGCTGATAGTATTAGCCTTACATCTAGCGTTTGGTATATAACTTTTCTAAGCAATAAAGAGTCTGATCCTGTAGATGAGTTTATGTCTATAGTATTGTCTGCAAATCTAAACTCATTATAATTAGCATGCCTAGTTCCGTTTTCTGCAAATAGAAAAATATCGTATTGATCAGATCCAGTAAAAGTTAAAACCGCATCATTTGCTATAGCAATTGCTTCTGACATAGAAAACTTTTTAGCGTTACTATCTGTGTTTATTTCAACAACTGTTACATTTGCAGCATTTAAAGCAGCGTTTCCAGTAACTCTATCTCCAACTTCCATTTTTGTAGCTACGTTGTTATCCATAACTACTTTAACACCACTAGTAACAGCACCATCAACAATATCTGTAGTTGTTGGAGCTGATGGAAAGCTTATATTACCACTATACGTGTTATTTATTTTTTGATTAGCCAGTCTAGTGTTAGCGGTTTGAAATTTATTTGTTGCAAAGTTATAGTAACTATCACTTTCGTTTTTAATCATTAAGCTAAATGTTCCATCACCTGTTATTGTAAAATTTCTTTTTTCACCACTAGCTTTTATGTTTGTAGTATCTAAATTAAATGATTCTATTACTCCACCACCACCATATAATCTAGCATGCTCTATATCAGACATTAAAGTTCCATCTGGCATATAGTGAAAACCAGGAGGTGCTACTAGTCCTTGAGCATTTACAGTGCTTTGTCTAGCGCTAGAAGGCGTACTTGATGAGCTTGATGAACCGTAGTGATATGACATATTTTATTTATTTATTTATTTACTGCTTTCTGTTATTTCAGAACTAACCGCGTAAAGCTCAGCTTTAACTTTTGAATTATTTTCAAACTTTACATTGGCATAATATCCTGATAAGCTACTCATATTAACTAATTGGTTTTTTACAAAGAAAATATAGTCACCTTGTAATGGTAATGTACCGCTGTTATCTACCGTTATAGTGTTATCATTTATAGCTGTAACCTTTCCAGCAATTTCTATTTGAGTAGAATTAAAATAAATAACATCGTCAATTTGAAGAGAAACGTTTAGATCTCCATCTATAGTAATATCGTTGTTATCTATACTTTGAATTGTTCCTAATCCCTGTATGTCAAACGATGCAAAGTCTGTGGTTTCATCGATATTAGATTCTATACCTTTAATGTAATTAAACCATTTGCCTTCTTTTTCTATAAACTCAAGCAAACTACCTTTTTTCTTATCTGTTTCAATACTACTAACATGCCAACCATCTTTATCTAGTAAATTGTAATACTCGTTATCATCTAAGTTTTGAATAACTCTAGATTGACTACCTTCGTATTGTAAAGTGCGATAAGACTTTATACTACTTGGAGTATCATTTAACAAAACATTTAAACTTGAGTTTGTAAATATATTGTAAAAAGTATTTCTATCAACGTCTTCAACGTGGTGTTTATATAATTTACCACCAAATACTGTATAATAGTTATTAGCTGTGCTTAGCGCGTTTTCAGGAATAAAAGACTTAAAACTTACCCATCCTGTAACGTTTTCTTTGTAAGATACAGTTTTTCCAGGCTCAAGCTTTCTTACAGTTAATTCCATTGTGCCACTATTAGTATTTCTACCAAAGAAATCCAAACGAGAACCAGCAGCAATAAAGTCTTCAGTATAAGTACCATTAGAAGCTAATTGCGCGTTAGTACTAACACCACCACTAGGGCTTATTCCTAAACGATCAGTTCCATTATAATTTGAAACTTTTAAAGTTAGTCTATATTTTTTACCTTGAACAATATCATCTGTGTCCATTGCGTTGTTAAAATAACTTAAATTATCAGTTACACCTGTATTATCCCAAGCTACTGTATTATCATTAACTATTGTAAAACCGCTTGCTATAGAAGTTGCTTTTGCAGTATCTACTATATCAAGACCTATATCACTTACTTGTAATGTTAAGTTGTATTCATCTTTTCTATCATCATAACTACCAATAAGTTTATTTGATAATTTTAAAGTATCTTTAAAAAAATCTTTCATACCAGCATTAGATATAGGTGTTAATCCATCCATAGATAATCTCATAACAGCACCTCTTACTTTATCTGTAAAATAAGCTCTATAAGCTTCCGATGCAAATGATTCTGGATTTTTAGATATACCGTACTCACCAGAATAAGGAATAGCTTGACCTAAAACATTATTTGTAGAGGTTAGGTTTGTGTCTCCATCAGCATTAAACAAAGCATCTTTATTTGCTAATATTTTTAAAACTCTATCTTCACAAAGCGTTATTAAATCACCACCTTGTCCCCAACCAGCTTTTAGTTTTTGAATACTTCCGTATATTGGGTTTATATCTTTTGTAATTTTTTCAGCAGCTATAAATTGATTTAAATTATTAATACTACTATTTGAATTGTATATACCAGAGTATATAAGTCCATATTTTAATTGCTCTTCATAAGGGTTTTCATCTAACGTTGTAGAAACTTTAACACCATTAGCTATAAATGGCAAATTAAAAGTATCTCTAATTCTATTAGATTCAACACCATTTCCAAATGAATAGCAGTTGTGCCAATTTAAAGTGTATTTTGTTTTTGGACTGTGAAGTACCTCGTTGATGTAAATGAAGGGTGTTCTTGTTGGGTAACTACCACTAAAACCAGCGCTTGCATCCCAACCAGTTACCTCAACTGTTATAATACTACCATCTGGTTTTGTTATTTTTAAATGTCTACCAATTGTAATAAAATCACCACCAACAAGAGGTTCATCTTGAATAAACTTTGTAGCTAAAGATAAACGCCAAGGTCCTGTTCCAGCCTGCCCAGGAGAAAGTGTGCTAGGTAAAGGAACGTTATTTACTTGACTAACAACCATGTTAACAAGCGTTGCTGCTGGATTTTCTACGCACTCAACTAGAGATCCTATTGGTATAGCTAAGTATTTTGCTTCCTCTGTTAACACAAGTGGATTATATCCACTAGCTTCATAATATATATCTAAATCAGTAGTTTCTTTTGGTTCTGTTTCCCATATAGCTGGATTATCAGGAAACTCTGACTCTGTTTCTATTTCTTCTAAAAACTCTATAGTATAACCTACGGCTAATAAAGCAGGATTGTTAATATCAAAGTTACCGCCTCCCTCAGGATCTTGTTGGTTAATTCTGTTAACGGAGTATTGACTATAACCATTCATAGCTGGTTGTTGAAAAACTAGATCATCACCAGTCGTGGGACTTGTAACAAATATTTTGTGTTGTAATAAACCTGTATTTGCAAGATTACCACTTACAAGAATTGGGCTTGAATAACCAGTAAGCGTTAAAACAAAACCTCCTTGCCCTTGAACTATATCGCTTACTATAAGTGGTTCGTGAGAGTTAGTAGTACCAGGATTTGTAAATGTACCATCTAACGTTACGCCTCCATAACTTGTTAATATCATACCTTTTGTTATAGAGTGTTTACCGCCGTTAACACTACAGGTTATATTGTGTATATCTTCAACAAATACCTGTCTACCGCTAACAGCTGAAGCGGGAGACGCATGTGTTACTTTTAAATTTAAACCTTGTGGTATCGCACCTGTTACCCCACCATTTGTTGGATCCCAAGTTAACTGAGTATTATTAGTTCTGTCGTTTGTAAAAGTTGCTTTATAACCTCTAGTAATATTAGGAGATAATTGAGGGGCTAGCGCAGCACCACTATCGTAAGCAGGATGTTCACCAGATGAATTAGGCATTTGATCACCATCACTCCATCTTAACCTGTTTCTGTATTCCACACCACTAGGATTAATTGTGTATACTTCACCTGTAGGATCTTCTTTAAATCTAAATTTTACTGATGGTGATATTTTACCAACTAAATCTTTAAATTTTTGACTATTATAAAAAGAATTATCAGTGCTACCTATGTTAAAAATATTTTCTACTTTAACAGCATCAGACGTTGTTTGACCATCATTATAAATACCACCTATAGCTATTGTCATGCTACCATTTCCAATACCACCTTCAAAACTATTATTACTACCAAGTGCGTTCCAACCTAGACTTACATTAGGTGTCCAACGGCTTCCAGTAAATGGTCCACCGTCTATAAACCATACGTTACCTTTTTCTTGCTCACCATCGCCATTAAACACACCATATCTTTCGTTATCGCTAAAACCAGAATCATCGGCGTTTTTTAAAGGAAAAGATGCGCTACCAGACGATGAAGCCCAACCAGACCAATTATTCCAAGGGTATGCTGATGGGGCTGTGTGGTATCTAAACTCACCTTGCCACTCCGCGTTAGTTGTTGAGTCAAATTGGTATTGGCCAATATCTAAACCTCCAGCCGCAGAGTTAAGCTGTGATGAAGAATTTGAGTATTTATAATTTCTAAAAAACGGCGCAAATCTACCGAAGTTGTTAGTGTTAGTATATGCACTTGCAACTGTGTCTGCGTACAAACCAAGCGTTTGACCTGTTAAAATCTCGCTATGTAAATCGGCTTGATCACTACCCATGTAGTATAGCTTTTTAGATACAGTTGTTCTATATTCTACCGTGCCAACACTAAGATTAGTCATGTTGTAAGTAAACACTTCGTCGTTGATAACCTTAACAAAAAATCTACCATCAAACTCGTTTGAATTTTCTGGAGTATACTTGTAAATTCTTACTATGGTTCCGTCAATTATTTTTGATGCATTTAAACCATCGTTTGGATCATCGCAGATAAAATTAATATCACCACCAAGAGTTTTATCTATTTGTATATTATACGTAGCGTCATTTATAGGGTTTTGAGGTTGAGTGATCCCTGTTATTCTATATCTTTTAGAAGTAACACTGCCAATAGCAAACTCAATGTATAAAATTCCACCTTCTACGTTATGTAGTTCAGAGCCAGATCCAGAAGCAAAAGGTTGATATCTAAGTTTAAAATTATCTCTACCAATAAGTGGCACGTCATTTGTTGTATTACCAAAAACATTTTCAGTAGCAATAGAAAACTCATGTGTTTTTTCTTCTATTAATGTTTTTTTAGTTTTTATATAATCAGGCGCCTCTGTTTCTATTGCTAAAACTTTATATCTAGCTGGATCTGTAACTAAATCATTTGATTCAATACCTTTTTTCAAAATTAAAAAAGTATCAATATCTATTTTGTTTATATCAGCAGAGCCAAAAGATATCCATGCCAAACCATCTCCAGCATCCCACCATCTGTCCATAGTCATGTTGTAATATTCTCCAGAAGTTTCTTTTACAAAGAATTTAAAGTACTCCATATTTTCAGGAAATACTGTGTCACCAAAAGATACTTCTATCTTATTACTTTTAGCAGCTTCAATTTTTGGTATCTTATCAAGACCGCTTGAGTTAGACAATACCGGTGTTTCTCTTCCGTACTTATCAATAAAAACAACTCCTAGTTGATATTCTCTTAACGATTTAATAGATTTTACAGTATTTAAACCTATAGTATCGCTTTTTATGTTAAAGTTAAAATCTGGATAGTATTCTTGGTTTGTACCAGGTTGAAGTAAATCAAAACCTTGAGTATAGTTTGCGTATATAATTCTATTGCCACTAATTTCTTGTGCTAATGCTTTTTTAGGAACAGCATCCCAAGGTCTTAATAGTTGGTTTGATGGAAGTGCTCGCTTTACAGCTTCTGATTTTATAGTGTACTCATTGTTAAGCCAAATATCACTACTATATTGATTGTTTTTAATAGTGTCTATTACATAAACATTTGGAGAAGCTTCATCTTTGTAAAGTATATCAACAGCAACAACATCATCAACCACACCATCGGCAGGAATAAAATTCTTTAATTTAATTTCTTTTAAACGATTAGTCATACCTAGGTTATAACCTTTTTGTGGGTGAAAATCAAAAGAACCAGGTAAAAATGCTACTTGAGTAAAAGGTGAAAAAGTTGAATATTCTTTATCTTCGTATTGATATCTATAAGCAAATCTTGGAAATTTAAATTCAAATAAACTTTCTTCTTCATTTAGTAAGTCAACAGCATATCTTAATTCTGAATAACCATCTGGCACCATTGCTGGGACACCGTTAATACCTAATACTTCTAATCTAACACCGGCATCTTGAACATCTTGTCTTTCTATAGATATATTTAAAAGTTCAAATTTATGATCAGCCGTACCAGTTCCTGTCCAGTTAGATGTTCGAACAATAAACTTACCGGCAGCTGAGGTAAAATTAGCACTATTGCTTCCTAAAGAATCTTCTAGTGTTAAATCGTGTGTATGTACTCCACTTGCCCCAACCGCTGGTGTAGCCCAATAAATAGGATTTCCAGAACTTGTATCTGTGTCAACTATAAATACTCTAACACTTGAACCTGCAACAACGTTTTGTATTTCATAAGTTACCCTGTAAGTACCCGCTTGCGCGGCTAAACCAGTAGCAAAAGGCGTGCTTGGATTAGCTTGAGCTACTTTTTGGTCACTACTTACTGTGTCAACAATAATTTTAGAATTAATTGAATCGTAAGTAATATTATTAACATTAGCATTACTCCAACCATAGCCTAATGGTTTAGTACCATCGCTATTTGGCAACGCAAAGTTACCGTTAGTAGCAACTTCAGTAACAGCGTCTTGAAATTGGTTATTATTATCCGAAAGTATCTTGGCTTTTAAAGTGTAATCTGTTATTGGCATTGGAGGCGCTTCGTCGTATGTGTCCCCACTAAACTCTTTGAAAACTACAGTATCACCAACATTCCAGTCTAAAGTAAATCCACTTTCACCATTTACGTCAGTTTCTATATTTGTACGAAATTCATCACCAACTGCTAGTTCAGAAAAATCATGCAAGTGATTTGTATTACTACCACTAAACCACAACGAAGATGCGTTTTGAGTATTAGCGCCACCAACAGTAAGACCACCTGGATCACTAGTAATTCGCATTACACCACTGTAAGTAAAGCTGTCGTCTTGCCCAGAAATTAATTCTATAGTTGGAGCTGTTGTAGGAGACTTCCTAATAACTGTAATGTGTTTTTCTTCTAAATCTATATTAGAACCTATATTAATATCCCTAGATTCGTTTATTAATTTAGTATGTGTTAAGCCAGCTGGATCAGTACCTTCTATACAGCGAGAGATATTAATCTTTTTTGGCTCAGAGTGATTGTCTGTAAAAAATAAAAGATCATCTATAATATTTACACCAGTAACTAATCTTTTAGAACTAAATTTTAAAACATCTCCAGTTAAATCAACTAAAACAGGAGTTATAGTATTAGTTATAGAATTATACTCTATTATATAACCTGGATTATTAGCTGCTTCACCATCAACAACAAAATAATATAACTTATCGTTTTTTTCATCAGCAATAGATCCAACACAACTAGCTGTTGATGGAATAAAATCTTGACCAGCAATTAAAGTGTTGCCTAATATGTTTTGTACAGTACCAACATCAGATCCTTCTGACGTTGAAACTTGTATATTCATCGCATCTCTATACTGTCCGTTTGGAACAAGTCTCTCGTCAAGATCCTTATTCATCTTACCACCGGTAAAATTATGCTTAATTTCTGGCATGTACTAGTGTTTTATTTGTTTCGATTTACCTCTAAGTATTTGAGTTAATTCTTCTAACTTAATATTTGATAATCTTAATTTTGCTTTTCTAGTCTCTGCAAACCTTTCTTTTTTAAATCTAGGTGCTAACTGTTGATGTATTGGTTGTGATGATGTAGATAAAATAGCATAAGCTATATATTTATACATTGCTTCTTCAGCAAACTTATGAACTTGCATTTCTTCGTCCGTACCAAGACTATCGCTTATGTAATCTAAGATTACAGTTTTTCCTGAAATATTAGAACTAAAATGTATTTTTCCAAGTCTTTCTTCTATGTAAAAAGATCCGTTGGCTTGGGCGTATTGTGGATCTAAACCATATCTATTACCATGCATTTTCCAATAAGTATCATCTTCGTAATCATCTTGATTTTCAGATGGTGTTGCTGACTTATAATTATCCCAAGTTTTTGAGTTTTTAACGGTTGATATAAAAGTTACCTCGTTTGTTGTTGATGTTGAAGCTGCTATTGCAGGGTTTGAAGTTGTTATAACGGCTCCGTTAACATCAATTACAGTTGTTCCTACTGGAAAGTCTTGGTGAGAAACCAACATGCCAATAGTTATGTTAGACACATCTGTGTTTGGTGCTTGTGTTATTTTATCTTCAGATATACTCCATGTAACATTTTCTAATATATAAAAAGATTCTTCTTCTAATACTAAAGAACCATCGCTATTTGTAAATGTAAGAGTTTCAGTTCCTGAGTATGTAGCATCATTACTAATTTCTATTGTTGTTATACTACTAGAATTAGAAGTAGCTAAAACCGTGGAACCAGAAACTATGTTAGGTCCAGAAACAACCATACCTACTTTTATATTACCATACTCAGCGTCTAAAACTATAGTAGCATCAGCATCTACTAGAGTACCAATTGCCGTTAAAGTGTAATCGCCATCAGAATCCTGTAGTATAATTGGTGATGGATTTGAAGTTTTATTTGTAGGATATAAAAGATGTTTAATACCAGCAGAATCTACGCAGCTAATTTTAGTATAGTTAACGTAGTCTTGAGGAAGTATCATCTGCAAACTCGCAGGTAAAACTATTTCTTGTGATTTAACACATTTAAAAGTATCAAAAGAAAACTCTTGTAAACCTCTTTGCGCATGAAACGCAATGTCAGCTCTTTTAACTTTTTGAATAATTTTACCTTCACCAACGTAAGCTATTTCAAATTGAGTTATAATATCATCTAAAGATGTAAATTGATAATTTCCAAAATCATCGCCTTGATAGTAAGCTTGCTGTGTAGTATTGTCTAATAATCCCATTTATTTATTGTTTTTCTTGTTGAATTTGACTAGCGCCAAGCCCAGCTGCAGCTTGTGTTAATTGTGGTTTTTCTATTGCAACACCAGCTAATACTAATATTCTATATACTAGCTCTGTTTCATCTGAAGGATGTAAATCAAAATCTACAGCGTTAGTTGAATTGTAAAGTGGTTTTTCATTTATAACATTATAAGCCCAATTAGGTTTTCTAGGTTTTTTTATATAACTTATTTTTACATTATCACCACGTGTCATATAAATATTTGTTATATCACCAAACTTTGGTGGATGTGGAAATATTTTTATATGGTTTCTTACCTCAGATCCATCACTAATATTATGATAAAGAGCCGCAGGTCTTTTTTCTGTAGGTTTAGTTAGCTGACTTTTACTGTATAAATCAAATTCTTTTCTATCTTGTATTTTACAAACCACGTGATCTGTAGATGATCTTGTGTAACTAACATCAACACTTGTTAGTCTATAAAAGTTTTCAAATTGTGTTAAATTTATATCACCAAATGGATTGTCAAGCACTGTGTTAGCATGAACAGGTCTATGGTCAAAAGAGTTTATTTTTTCTTCTAAATTTGTTACCATATCTGAGTAAGCAGTGTTATTACCAGGTACTCTTAAAAATTGATTTAAGTCGTAAAAATATTGCTCGAATATTTCCATTTGAGCATGATCGGCAAATAAGTTAAACTCTTGAGGTGTTATGTATCCTCTTTGCTCTTTGTTAGCTAGCGCTAAAACTTTTTGATATACTCTATCTATACTTACTGCCATAATTTCTTTTTAATTTGTAGTTTACGATCGCCCCGTAGAGCGACCGCATCTACAGTTAGATTAATTTAATCTTTTTTCAATATTGGAGTAAATCTCCATACCTTCATCAGTTTTGAACCATTGAGCTAACGCTGAATAAGGATGCTCTTCGAAAGGAATTGTCATAAGCTTTCTATCATTAGAAGCCCATAAGAAATTTCTTCTATCTGAAGATAATCTTAACAAACCTGCTTCAACAGCTTTGATACCAAAGTTTCTAAGCATTACATTTTCATCAGCAACTAACTCTAAGAATAACTCAGGGTTTTTCTTAGCGTATACTAATAAATCTCTTTTAAGTTCCTTAGAACTCATCTCTGATACTTTAGAACCTAACTCTACTCTCATAACCGCTTCAGCTGTATCAATATCAAGATTTCTAGCAGCCATTAAAGCGTCAACTTCTAGTTCTAAAATTTCAACTTCGTTTTTAGCTATTTCAGTTGGTTTGTGCTCATAAAATACTTTATCTTTATGTGGGTGATATAAAGATAATAATTTTTGTAAAACCGTTTTATTTTTAGGAACAAACAACTGTCCATTTTCAAAAATAATATGCTCTAATCTTTGATCACCTTTCATTTCATCAACAAAAGGAGTTCTTTGGTTTGAAGTATATTTAAGCTCTCTTTCGTAACCAGCTTCTTCGTCAAACCAAAATATGTTGCTACCTCTTATTAAATAAGTAAGTGGTGATTTGTTATCTGTTAAAAAATACATTCTGTCTTTTATTTCCCAACCACCAATAACATTTTTAGCAGGTTCTTTTCTTGTTTGTTTTTTTGGTTGCTCTACAACCGGAGCTGTTTCAACCACTATTTCTTCTTGAATTTGAGGTTCTTCTACCTCTACTTTTTTCTTTTTTGCCATAATATAATATATAATAAAATTAATAAAAATAAAGGGTCGAGGCCGAAGCCTCGATCCTTAATATAATAAATGCTTAGTTCATTAACATGAAGTTGTTAGCACCTTGAGTAACTAAACATCTTTCAGATAAATAGTGTACTTTCATTGCGTCAACACCATCAGTAGCAGCACCAACAGAACCAGTAACCCAAGTCTTCATTTTTCTAGACTCAGTTTCAGAAGCTCTGAAACGTACATGTAAGAATGGTCTTTTCATATTTTTCCCTAATTGCTCATCATAAACTGAAGATACACCAGCAGGAACAACAACTCCTCTAATGTTAGTAACAGTGTCATTCAAAGCACCTCTAGCACCTTTGTCGTTTAAGTATTTGAAATCAGACTTGTAGAAATCATAAGAACCTCTACGGAAACCAGAGAAACCTAAATTCAACGCCATATCTTCTGAGTTGTCGAATACTCCGTAAGAAGTACCACCAGCTCCGTAAGAATTCATAGAAGCTAACATGTCGTCGATAGCTAAAGAAGTACCTCTGTTTACAAACATCATGTTTTCTTCAATAGCACCATTTTGATCAAATACAGCTAAGATAGCGTCAAACTCAGCTAAATCAGTTGCAGCGTTAACACCAGTAACACCAGTAGTTTGGTGACCTCTATTTGTGATAGCTTGGAATAAACCTTCCGTACCATCACTAGTACCTTGGTCAGTACCACCAATTGCACCAGCACCAGCAATAGCCGTTTCAGCCTCTAACATAGTCATTTCTAAGTAATCAGCAAAACGAGCTCTAGTATCACCTTCAGCTTTTAAGTACCATAAGTAACCGTTTTGTCCTTCTTCACCAGAAACTTCAACCCATCCAATTGAAGAAGCATCTGAACCATTTACTTGGTAGAAGTCTCTCATTATAATGTGTTTGTTAGAGTGTGATTTGAATTTAGGAGAGTTTGCAGAACTTCTTGCAGAAGATCCTTTTTCAAATTCAGAACCAATAACTAAGATTCTTACAGCACCAGCTGTAGTAGCAGTAGATCCCAAAGCTGTAGCCATATTAGTAGCAGCATAAGCGATAACTCTAATTTGATCAGTATCATCACCATCTGGATCAATATGAGAAACATATCCTCTAGCTGTTTTATCAGCTACAGACATAAGAACCATATCACCAACTCTAATACCGTGGTCAGCACCAACAGAGTTTCCGTCGATATCGTTTACGATAGTGTAATCAGTGTTGTTATCGTTATAAGTAGCTGTGTAAGCTAAATGTAATCTACCTTGCTCTGACCATATAACTCTATCAGCAGCAGAAGCTTCTTCAGCTCCAACCTGAGCTAAGAAACCTGAAATTGTTCTCTTACCATAAACCTCAGCTTCTTGCTCTATAAGATCTGGTAAGTACTGTTGTGCCCATCCTTCTGTTGCTGCAGATGTAAAATCTACATAGTTTTGAGCCAACGTGTGTTTTCTTGGAGCAGCATCTATACCACTCGCACTTGTAATTGCCATTTTTAAATTGTTTTAATTGTTATTTTTTAAATTTATTGTTTTTAAACTTCAAACCAGAAGAACTTTCAC